ACGCTATTGATATTATCAACGTTGCTATTAACGCACAGCAGGCCAAGAACGTTTTCTTTAAAGGATTTAAAACAAAGATCGAAAGGTCCCCTTGGTTTGCAGGAAAGTTCTATGCCAAGGCAGACAGCGTTGAGTTTGATCACTCCATCACAGTTTACTCTGGTCACTCGGAGCGAGAGTCTCACGAGGGTCTTAACCTTATCCTTGCGGTACTGGATGAGATTTCTGGATTTGCTTCTGAGGTTGCAACTGGTAACGACCAAGGCAAGACAGCAGACAACATCTACAAGGCCTTCCGTGCTTCTGTAGACTCTCGCTTTCCAGATCTTGGCAAGGTAGCACTACTATCCTTCCCTCGTTATCCTGGTGACTTTATCTCTCAGCGTTACGAAGCGGTAATTGCTGAAAAAGATATAGTTACGAAACAGCACAGATTTGTTATGAACCCAGAGTTACCAGAAGACCAAGAGGGAAACTATCTTGATATTGAGTGGGAAGAAGATACAGTTGTGTCTTACAAGTATCCAGGAATGTTTGCTCTTAAGCGTCCTACCTGGGTAGTAAACCCTACTCGTCAAATAGATGACTTTAAGTTGGCGTTCTTTACAGACATGGGTGATGCTATGCAACGCTTTGCTTGCGTACCTACCTTCTCGTCCGATAGATTCTTTAGGCAAGAAGATAAGATTCGCAGTGCCATGAGCATTCGTAATCCTTTAGACCAGCACAGAAGGTTCGATCCAGGATTTGCTCCAGACCCAGACAAGACCTACTACGTTCACGCTGACCTTGCACAGAAGCATGACAAATGTGCGGTTGCAATTGCTCACGTAGACAAGTGGGTTAATGTTCAGATTGGTAAAGATTACCAACAGGTTATGCCCATCGTTGTAGTTGATGCGGTAGCGTGGTGGGAGCCAAAGGTAGAAGGCCCAGTAAACCTATCAGAAGTAAAGCAGTGGATTCAAAACCTAAGAAGACTAGGATTTAATCTCGGCATGGTATCGTTCGACCGCTGGCAGTCATTTGACATCCAGAACGAGTTAAAGCAGGTAGGCATTAGAACTGAGACTGTTTCTGTTGCCAAGAAGCACTACGAAGACATGGCTATGCTCGTATACGAAGATCGTCTAGTCATGCCATCAATTGACCTGCTATTCGAAGAACTTATCGAACTTAAGATTGTTAAGCAAAATAGAGTTGACCACCCTCGCAAGTCTTCTAAGGACTTGGCAGACGCTGTCTGCGGTGCAATCTTTGGGGCAATATCACACACCCCAAAGGACCAAAATTTGGAGGTAGAGATTCACACTTTCAAAGACAGGCCTAAGTCTACCCTTGACATGGACAAAGACAATGTGATACAATATAAACCTATGCCAAAAGAGGTTAAAGAATACCTGGCTAGATTTGATCTAATCTAACTAATATAAGGAGAAACAAATATGACTTCATTCAAGAAGCCACTAATTGCTATTGTATCTGCAGTAGCACTTGCCACCACTTCGCTGTTGGCACTACCAGCAAATGCTGCAACCACAGCACTAACTGTTAACGCTGTTGCAGTAACTACTGCACCAACTACCGCTGCTAACGCAGTATCACTAGCAGTACCAGCAAATGACGTTGTAAACGCAACCAACACCTTGAAGATTGCTCTTACAAGCGTTGCTGCAGGAACAAACGTAACTGCAACCGCAGTTGATGCCGTATTGCTAACTTCGCTAACCAATGCAACTTCTGCATCTGGTACAGCAACCGTAAACATCGCTACAGGAACTGGAACTACTGCAGACCTATTTGTATTTACAAAGACTACAAAGACTGGCTCTGTTGCAGTTACCGCCGATGGCGTTACAACAACCTACTTCGTAAAGGGAACCGCTGGTGCTCTTAACACAATCAAGGTTGATGCACCAACTGCTGCTCTAGGAACTACCGCAAAGGTATCTGTTACTGGAACTGACGTATTTGGTAACGTTGTATCGGGTTCTGTTGTTGCACTTCAGGTTGTAAGTTCAAATGCAAGCAACACCTACTCAATCACTTCAGACGCTACTGGTGTTGCAACCAGAGAGTTGACTGGTCTAGCAGTAGGCAAGTACGACCTAATTGCAACTGCTACTGTAGCAACTGCTGTAACTGGTCTTGCTGCTCCTGTGGGCTTTGTCCGTGGCGAGTTGAAGATCGTTGACCTTGCTGCACTAGTTGCAGAAAAGGATGCACAACTTGCTGTTGCAAATGGCAAGGTAACTGAGGCAGAGGCAAAGTACGCTGCTCTCGTAAAGCGATTCAACGCTCTTGCAACTCAGTACAACAAGTTCGTAAAGAACAAAAAGGTTAAGTTGATTAAGTAATTCGACCATAGATTTAGGGGAGAATGAGAGGCTTCTCCCCTTTTTCTATGCCTGTTTCATAAAACAATAAACTCTTTAAAAAATTTATAAGGAGAGTTTTGCAAAATCTAAAACACTATGGTATACTTTATACCTATCCCACTTTGAAAGGTCGGTTGATTACATGTCTGAGTTCTTCTCATTTAAACTTCCAGACGACTTTGTAGAAAAATACAAGGCACTGGAATCCCCATTTGGTTTCGTAGACGCAGGTGGAAACTCTCTAGGAGAGATCACTTTTGTCAGAACCTATTCTAGAATCAAAGATGACGGTACCAAGGAACGCTGGTACGAAGTAGTAAAGCGTGTCATTGAAGGAATGTATTCTGTACAGAAGAATCATGCCAAAGAGTCACGTTTGCCTTGGAATGACTACAAGGCACAGAAGTCTGCACAGGAAGCATTCGACAGAATGTTTAACCTAAAGTGGACACCACCAGGCCGAGGTATGTGGTCTTTTGGTACACCACTAACAATGGAAAAGAGAAACTCAGCAGCACTACAGAACTGTGCAGTAGTATCTACTAAGGACTTGGACAAGAATGATCCAGGTGCATTGTTTGCTTGGGTTATGGATGCCCTAATGCTTGGCATTGGCGTTGGCTTCGACACACTAGGACAGGATAAGAATTTCCAAATCTATGCTCCTACAGAGCCAGCAGTGTCTTTCCAAATCCCAGACGACCGTGAGGGATGGGTAGAGTCTACTCGTCTATTGATCAACTCATTCCTAAGACCCAACCAGCCTGTACAGGAATTTGACTACTCTTTGATCAGACCTTACGGTGCACCCATCAAGGGCTTTGGTGGAACCGCTTCTGGTCCAGACCCACTAATCAAGATGCACGACACTATCCGTCAGGCAATTGGTTCACGTGCAGGAGAGAAGTTTGACTCACGTGCCATCGTGGATATCATCAACCTAATCGGTACTTGTGTGGTTGCAGGAAACGTCAGACGTTCTGCTACGCTTGCTTTGGGTGTAGATGGGGACGAGGACTTCCTAAACTTGAAGAATGCAGAGGCATTCCCAGAGCGTAACTCATACGACCCGAAGAATCCAGGATGGGCTTGGATGTCTAACAATTCTATCTCAGCAACAGTTGGAATGGACTACTCAAAGTATGTTGACCGCATTGCAGATAACGGAGAGCCAGGCTTTATCTGGCTAGACGTTGCTCGTCAGTACGGTCGCTTGGCAGATCCAGCAGATGGAAAAGACTACCGTGTTGTAGGCTTTAACCCATGTGCAGAGCAGCCACTAGAGTCATACGAACTATGTACTCTAGTTGAGGTTCACCTAAACCGTCACGAGAGCAAGGAAGACTTCCTACGCACTCTAAAGTTTGCCTATTTGTATGGTAAGACTGTTACACTTCTTCCTACACACTGGCAACAGACCAACGGTATCATGCAGAGAAACCGCCGTATCGGAACATCTCTAACAGGTATCGCATCGTTCTCTGACGAGCATGGCCTACCAACTACTCGTGAGTGGATGGACGAGGGATACAACAAGATCCGTTTCTATGACAAGAAGTACTCAGAGTGGCTATGTGTTCGTGAGTCAATCCGTGTAACCACAGTCAAGCCATCTGGATCAGTATCTATCCTATCTGGTGCTACTCCTGGTGTTCACTGGGGACCAGGTGGAAAGTTCTACCTACGTGCAATTCGCTTTGGTAACTCAGACCCAATGCTACACTTGTTTAGAGCAGCAGGGTATAAGATTGAAGATGACCTAGTATCAGCAGGAACTTCAGTAGTATACTTCCCGATTGCATCTGGACAGAAGAGAGCAGAAAAGGGTGTAACATTGTTTGAAAAGATGGCTCTTGCTGCTACAGCACAGAAGTATTGGTCAGACAATGGTGTCTCGGTAACACTATCATTCGATAAGGAAACTGAGAGACAGCACGTAGCATCTGTTCTAAACATGTATGAAGGTCAGTTGAAGGCCGTATCGTTCTTGCCTATGGGTAACACGGTATATCCACAGCAGCCTTACACAGAGATTACAGAAAACGAATACGACTACTACATCGGTCGCATTGCAAAGATTGACTTCTCTGCAATCTATGATGGGGTAGACAACCTTGAGGCACAGGGTGAGGCATACTGCACCACCGATTACTGTGAGATCAAGATTCAGGACAAGGATGTAAAATAATGAAAGAACTAATTCATTTCTCTGCTACCTGGTGCCAGCCTTGCAAGCAAATGCAGCCAACCATTGACAAGTTCTTGGAAGACAATCCAGACATCTCGTACGTTAAGTATGACGCAGATAAGGATGTTAGCAAGTTTACTGAAAACAAAATTACTGGTGTACCTGCTTTTGTGATTAAGGTCGAAGGCCAGGAGCCAAGGTTCCACAAAGGACTTGCAACAGCAGAAAAGTTTGCCTCTCTATTTGAATAAAGGGCAATATGGGAAGGGGGTATCTTCGGATACCCCTTTTCTTATATTTAAACAATGTTATAATTGTTTTGTTAGTCTTAACAACTAACAAGGAGACCCCAAAAATTAAAACCCCAAGATTTTTAACAGCAATTTCAATGGTATTCTTGCCATTGCTTTTTGCCCTGCCTGCCTCAGCAACAACAATGACCCTACAAGAAGCACAGGCTGCTTTAGTGGTAGCACAACAGGAAGTTATAGATGCCACAGCAAGCCTTCAGACGGCCTCAGAAGCCGTTTTAGCAGCAACAACGACCAGAGATACGGCTCAAATTGAATATAATGAAGCACTGGCAGAATGGGAAGCCACAAGGGTGACCATCGCTGGCACAACATCCACAGGCAGCCAGAACGTTGTGCTAAATGGAAACTTCAATGACGCATCAAACTGGACAAACATTGGCATGGGGTCCAACGACACGATCTTAAACTCAAACATCCCTCGTGTTTACAATGGCGTTCTGATCGGTTCTTATATCTATCACTTTGTACTCCAGACTGGAAACTTTCCATCTCCAACCAGACAGGTCACATTCTCGTATGATATGTCTAACAATAATTTTAATGATGGCAACCGCCCACAAGCAGACGGCTATCGTGTAGAGTTCCGCACTTATAATGCATCTAATCAGAGACTAAACTATTATGACACTGGCAATCGTACCAACACATTTCCTTGGACAAACTTTACCGCCACATACAACCTTACTGACGACGCAGTTCGTTGGGACATTGGCTTCCGAATGGTAGACAACGGATTTTGGAACGGTAACTTTGCAGGAAGCATTGATAACGTATCCCTTGTAACTCAGGTGACAACCACATCACCAGAAACATACTCTTATGGAGAGGTAGAGACAACAGCAAAGAACTCTGCCTATCAGGTATTAGGATTAGCCCAGACATCCTTGAGTCTAGCAACTGCAGAAAAGTCTTTGGCAGAAACAAGGCTTGCTACTGCTAATGCAGAAGTTATAAGACTTACTCAATTGGTTGCCGATCTAACCCCACACCTTGACGCACCAACTAACCTTGTTGCAACTATCGTTGGAGATAATGTAGAACTATCTTGGTCTGCACCAAACCCTAACCTATCTGGAGTTACACCCGAACGCTATGGTGTGTTTTGGTCTACAACAAACTTTACTCAGAACGGCTGGGCAGTCGCAAGCACTACAACCTCAATAACACTTCCACTCTCAACACTGTACTCCACAGCACCACAAGGA